CGGTCTGCTACCTGCGGCAATGTGGCAAATGCTTACAGACGCAACTTCAGATGCAACTGCCTCCAAGTTGGTCAAAAGAGACGCAAACGGAAATGCTAAAGTTGCTACCCCAACGGATGCCGCACACATTGCCACAAAAGGCTACGTAGACGCCGCTCGCCAAGGTCTTGATGTTAAGCAATCCGTAAGAGTTGCAACAACGGACCCAATCAACCTTTCCTCGGACCTTAATGCTGGCGACACGATTGACGGGGTAACACTTGTTGCTGGTGACCGTGTTCTCGTAAAGAATCAAAGTACCGCACTTGAAAACGGTATTTATGTAGCGACGACATCTGGTGCAGCATCACGTTCATCTGATGCCAATGGTACGGCCGACACAGGCGAACTCAAGCCAGGTACTTTTACTTTCGTTGAAGAGGGTTCAGTCAACTCTGACAAGGGATTTGTTGTATCAACCAATGGAACTATTACCATTGATTCAACATCAATTGCTTGGACCCAGTTCTCTGGTGCTGGTTCGTTTACTGCCGGTGATGGTATTAGCCAATCCGGCAACACAATCAATGTCAACGTAACCGCCAACAGAACAGCAATTACTGCAGATGCAATTGACATTGCTTCTACCTATGTTGGTCAAGACTCAATTACGACACTCGGAACAATCGGAACTGGTACTTGGGCAGCCACGGACGTTGCTGTAGAACATGGTGGTACTGGTGGCTCAACAGCCGCTACTGCTCGTACGAACCTCGGTATTGAAACCCCAGGTGCTGCGGAATCGGCAACCACCTCAACCCCCGTGTTGGCCCGTATTGCCAAACAGGGATGTGCTGCAAGTTCGTCTGGAACTTCAACTACTGTAGTCAAGCACAACTTCAGCAACGTTAATGTTATTGTGCAAATTTTCCAAGTTTCAACTGGAGAAATAGTTATTGGAGACGTTACTGCAAGAACAGCAGACGCAATCACTGTAGTTCTGTTGGGAACAATTACAGCAAACGAATACACAATCGTAGTAACAGGATAGGAAATTATGAAAATTACAGCAGAACAAAAAGCAATGGCAGCATCGTACGCAAGAAGCGTCCTCGGTGCAGCAGTAGCGGTTTACGCTTCAACTGGAGACATCAAGATGGCGGCAAATGCTCTCTGGGCAGCAGCGCTTCCTGTTATTATGCGTTACCTAAATCCAAAAGACACAGCATTCGGCAAAAAGGCTTAATGTTTAGCCCTGAGGGGCACTAACAAGAGAAACGACTGAGGTCATGGCTCAAAAATTTATAACCCCTATTGCCGTTAGGAACTTAACTTCTGCTGGCTCCGATGGGTTGACAATTTTTGTAGACGGTGACACTTTTGCAAGACTCCAAATTCAAGGTGGCGGTCGTCTTGTCTGGGGTGACGGAACTCAGGGTGGAGATGTAAACCTCTATCGTGACGAAGCCAATGTCTTAAAAACTGACGACACCCTAAAAGTCCCAGCCATCTTTATTGACGGCATTGAAGTTGACACTTCTGGTGCAACTTCTGGGCAAATCCTGAGATTTGATGGTGCCAAGTTTGTTCCCTATACGGGTGATGCTGGTCCAACTGGAGCAACTGGTCCAACAGGACCTACTGGCGCGACAGGACCAAGCGGTGAAAATGGATATGTAGGTTCAGACGGCGCAACAGGAGCAACTGGACCGACCGGTCCTGGATATGAGGTTTACTCCACTACCGAGCATACTCCTGGCCCATCTGGTCCTGACGGTGGCGGCAGGTTTGAGTTTGCAACCGAAGAAACTGGGGCATACGCAAATGGTCAGTACGTTAATGTCCGCAGCGTCTCGGAGCCAAATAAATACATAGAAGGGTTTATTGAACAGGTCGTAACAGACACTTCTATCCGTGTCGCTCCTGCACAATACATTCCTTCTGGTCCAACTGGACCAGGGTATTCTGCTGACGACTGGCGTTTCACCCTAATCGGTCAACCAGGCGCTGCTGGCGCAACTGGTCCAGAAGGCGCAACGGGCGCAACAGGACCAGAAGGCGCTACAGGTCCTACTGGTACAACAGGCGCTACTGGTGCAACTGGAATTGGTGCAACGGGAGATACAGGACCAACTGGTGCGACTGGTGCAACTGGCGCAACTGGACCAGTAGGTCTTATGGGTGCAGAAGGCGCTCCTGGCGCTGCGGGTGCAGAAGGCGCTCCAGGCGCAGAAGGTGCAACTGGTGCAACAGGCCCTACAGGTGCTACTGGTCCTGCGGGAGCAACAGGCGCGACAGGTCCAGAGGGGATTCCTGGTCCTCAAGGGCCGCCTGGAGATACTGGCCCAAGCGGCACTCCCGGTGACCCTGGTGACCCTGGTGCGACAGGCGCAACAGGTCCTACCGGCCCTCAAGGTCCTACTGGAGATACTGGCCCAAGCGGCACTCCCGGCACGCCTGGTGCTACGGGTGCTACAGGACCTACGGGCCAATCACTTACTGGCCCTACAGGTGCTACTGGTCCTCAAGGTGCAACTGGTGCAACTGGTCTTAGTGCTTTTGAGGTTGCCGTCGCAAACGGTGAGGACGGTACTGAAGCATCTTGGCTAGAAGGACTAATCGGTGCTACAGGTCCTACTGGTCCTACTGGTGCGACTGGTCCAACTGGCCCAACAGGTCCGACTGGTTCTTCTGGTGCTACGGGTGCATCTGGCGCTACGGGAGTATTTCGTGTTTCTGACACTCCACCAGCGTCACCTGTTGTGGGAGATATATGGTTTGAGTCGGATACGGGTAAAACCTTTGTTTACTTTGACTCGTTCTGGGTTGAGTCAAATGGTGGCGGCTCGGGTTCTGCTCAAGAAACCACTCTTACGACAAACAGTGCAACAACCATCACGAGTTTTAGTAAAATTGTCGCGAGAAGTGGAGAGTTCCTCATCCAGGTAACTCAAGGTTCAAAATATACAGTGTCTAAGATTCTATTAATTCATAACGGAACCACCCCGACTCTTGCCGAGTACGGCGTTATTGAGTTAGGGGCTTCTCGCATTCCTTTGACAATCTCTACTTCCATAAGTGGTGACAATGTTTTGGTTCAGGCAACCGTTACAGACGCTGCGACAACTAGCGCGTATGTCAAGGTCGTCTCTAGTTTGATAGGTTTATAACATGTTAATTCAAATTTACGGTTGGCCTTTAGGCGCTACAGACAAATCGGCAATAACTCAAGAAGAACTTCTTCAAGCGCTTCGTGAAATGCGTGATGTTCTTCTAAAAGAGTCAGACTGGACACAAATGCCAGATTGCCCTATTTCTGAAGAAATTAAAAACGATTGGCGTATTTGGAGACAAGCAATGCGAGACATTACTTCTACTGTTTCTTATCCTCTTGAAAACACCATTCAGTTACCAGTAACACCAGAATCGGGTCGCCCTGTTTCGTGGAATAACTGGGATTTAAACAATAACGCCATTCCGTGGACTGTTGTCTCAAGCACGCCTACAACAGAGGAAGAATAAAGATGGCAAGAACTAGATTTACAGTCAAAGAAGGAATCTCTGTTGCTGATGACAACAGTGCTGGCGGTTATCCGTTAATTCCAGTAGGTGGGTTAATGCCATATGCGGGTGCAACTTCACCAGAAGGATGGCTTCTCTGCAACGGAGCAGCAGTAAGCAGGACAACCTACGCAAACCTCTGGGCACTAGTAGGCACAACATACGGAAGCGGAGATGGTTCTACTACTTTTAATGTTCCAGACATGCGTAGTCGTATGCCAATAGGGGCAGGTGCTGGAACGGGATTAACCTCACGAGCACTAGCGGCAACAGGTGGCGCTGAAAGCGTTGTTATTGCTTCAGGCAACTTGCCTACACATGCTCACTCTATTGCTCACGACCACGCAGTTGTTACATCAGAAGCGCAAAGCGTTGACCATGTACATTCTGTTGACCCGCCAAATACAACATCAACTGGAGTAAGCGTTAACCATACACATGATGTCAACCCAGCAAACACAACATCAGCAGGTGCAAACAACTCCCACTACCACGGCTCAGACAGTGGATACCATGACCACTCATACAAAGCCGCTCAAACTGCTACTGCTGGTACAAACCGTGCCATTCTGACTGGTACTGGTTCTGGAGAAATAACTGGTGGTATCAACGCACGTTACGCAGGAGCCACAACATGGGAGGCCAACGACCACACGCACAATACAGATATTGGTGCTACAACGTCAGGTGGTCACAGCGTTGACCATAGTCACGATATAAATATTAGCGCTTTTAACTCTGCTGGTGTAAGCGCTGGTCATACACATGACGTTAATCTTCCAAACTTTACTGGAGATTCAGGTAATGGCGGATTTACAAACACTGCTCTTGGTTTAATGAACCCCTTTCTAGCAATTAATTACATCATTAAGTACTAATCATGGCTATTGACTTTCCAAACTCTCCAAACACAAACGACCTTCACTCTTTTTCAGGAAAGACGTGGAAGTGGGATGGAGAAAAATGGGTAGTCATCTATACAGACTTGTCTGGCCCTATTGGTGCAACTGGTGCGACTGGTCCTACTGGTGTTGCTGCGACGGTTACGGTAGGAACAACTACTGATGGGGCAACAGGCGCTGTAACCAACAGCGGAACATCTGGCGCTGCAGTACTTGACTTTGTTGTACCCATCGGTGCGACAGGAGCAACAGGTCCGACAGGCTTAACTGGCGCAACAGGTCCGACTGGAGTCTCTGCAACAGTTACTGTCGGTACAACCACTGACGGAGCAACAGGGTCTGTTACGAATAGTGGAACTACTGGCGCTGCAGTACTTGACTTTGTAGTCCCAATTGGTGCGACTGGTCCAACTGGAGTTACAGGGCCGACAGGACCGACGGGTCCTACTGGCGTAACGGGCGCGACTGGCGCAACAGGAGCGACAGGTGCTGGTGCTCCAATAACAAGTTCTGCAACCGCCCCAGCATCCCCGTCTGCTGGTGAGATTTGGTTTGACACATCAACTGGTTCTACTTACATCTACTACAACTCAGCATGGGTTGAATTAGGTGGCGGTTCAATGTCGCCAATGCAAGTTACTTCGTCTACTCGCCCCACTTCACCGTGGACTGGTCAGACGGCATACGAGACAGATACAAATAGAAATATTCAATACAATGGTTCTGCATGGGTATGTATTACACCACAATCCTCTTTTGCCATCGTATCAGGCGGTGCA